CGCGGCAGACCGAGACGATCGCGATCGGGGCCGCCGGGACGATGGCGATACTTGCCATGGTTTCTCCTCGCTGAATGCGATGGCCTCTACTTTGGGCCACCACGGATGCGACTGGACGAAGCTCCAGCCCTTGGCCCCGGCGGTGCCGAGACAAGCGTGGTACATCATCAGCCGATTATGGTCTTCCCAACCGGCGTTACCGCTACCCGCCTCCCAGTACCGCAGGTAGTCCTGCATCATCTCGTCTAGCGAGCGGTCGTGACGGATGTGACCCACATCCCAGAGCATCATACGGTCTGCCTTGGGGCGAGAGTGCATCTGTTCCGGCCATCCGAGGCGGGTCTCGAAGAGGCGCAGGTGGGCGTGCTGCTCTTCGTACTCGATCCCCTCGACCGATGATCTGAACGGGATCCAGATCCCGTCGTACCCATGGTGCTCTGCGAACCACGTCGCATTCGACAGGGACGAGAGCAGGTCGAGGCTGGGCCACTCGTCGGCGTCCAGCTTGAAGGTCCACTTGGTCTCTACGTGCGGCAGGAGCTTCGGCCCGAAGGTCGCATCACCATAGCCGTAGACACCGTCGTCAGATACGAAGGTAGCCCACTTACGGGCAATCTCAAGCGTTCGGTCATCCGACTTCTGAACGCTGACGAGAACCGACGCGAACGTCAGGCTCATCAGCTCCAGAAGCTTGCCCAGACGCTCCTCCTCGTTCCATGCCACTAGGCAGAACGAGATGTGGGAGTAGGGGCGGCCATTCGGGTACGAGATGCCAGATGCCCGAACGACTTCATCAAGAGGATCAGCCGGGGTCGGGTTGTCCATCAGGCTGGGCTGAGGACTGCTCTGACCTTCTCGACGTCAACGGGCGCAGTCCCGGCGATCCACGCGTCGTAGACCTCGCGGTCATGTGAGTAGAAGTCCGCCGAGTTGACACGCGTGTGGTTGTCATCCCACGTGCCCTTGCCATAGGCAGGGTGCATGTGCTCGACCACGATGTCCGGCAGGTAGTAGAGGCTGTCTGTCGTCTCGCCGAGGAACTTCCACGTGTTGTCGAGATACAGGTGGCGACACCCCGGGAGGCCCATCCATCCGAGCGCCTTGATGACAGGCGAGCTGATGAACACCTGCGTCGGGAGTTGATCGCGCTGGGCTAGGTCGTCAGCGTAGACAAAGCCACCGCCCACGTCGGACAGCACCTTGCCCACGATCCGATCCCATCCCTTGGTTCGGAACCGGTGGTCATCACCGATGAACCCAACCACGTCGGCCTTCTCTGCGTAGATCAGTGCGGCGTAGTTGAGGGCGAGGTTCATGTAGCCCGTTTCAGCGGTAGGCACGACGAGCAGGTCATAGACCGAGTCTTCGAGCATCTCGATGTACGTGGGCAACATTGGGTCGTTCTCATCGAGCACCGCCACGAAATGGGTTGTGTCCATGTTCATGGTGGTGTCGTGAAACGACACCAGAGCCTCGAAGAGCGCCTTCGGGTTGCCCCGCGAGACGCAGAGGACAGCGATGACCACCGATCCCTCCTGAGTCCTACGTTTCGTCGTAGGAGTACGAGATCGTCTCCTGCGTCCAGTTGCCCGGGTTCGCAGTCGAGTCGACCTGAAGCTGGAACAGCACGAACTTGGTGGTCGAGCCAGTCGCCGAGTACGACGCGGTGTCCCATGTCGCCTTGGCGTTCGTGGTGTACGACGTGAAGTTCGCGTTGCCGATCGTGGTGGCGGCAGTCGTGCCCTGCTGATACGTCGCGTAGTTCGACGTGAACTTCAGCGTGGTGGACGTGTCGACCGCGCCGTCACCCCAGATCTTGAAGTTGGTGACGCCGTTCGCCGGGGCCGTATCGATGTACAGCTTCAGCCACTTCTCGTAGCTGTTGGTACCGACGGTGATCGGGTTCGCCTGCCGGTTGGCAAGCGTATTCGTATCGTTGTCGGCGCTGATGAGATCGATGCCCGTCTTCGCGGCCGACTGGGTCGGTCCCGAAGACGTGTAGACCCGCAGGCTGAGCGATGCAGCCATCAGGACTCCTTCTTACTTGCTTCCAGCCGGAGGCTTGGAGCCACTCGGCGGCTTGGATGGACCGGCTGATGTAGGTCCAGCTGGCTCGGACTTCTGCTTGCTCTCCATGACTTCCTTGGCGGTAGGAACGTCATCGAGAAGGACAGCTCCGGTCGGCGTGATGACCATCAGCGAGTCGTATTGCTTGCCGGTGATTGGCTCCCGGCCGTCTTCCTGCCGTGCCTCGTTGATCGTCTTCCAACTTACGCCCGCGAGAGCCTTGGAGTTGATCTGGGCACGGGATGTGCTTTCCTTCAGGTTCAGGCGGGTGAACCGGAAGGCCAAGTTGTTGTCGGGGCCACCGTAGGTGTCATCCCACACGATCTCGCGCGTGATGTACTCCTGAATGAGCCCGAGCAAAGGCCGAAGACCGCGATCCTCGGTGTGCTCGGACTGGACGTCAGCAGTGGCCCTGTTGACATCGCTCCCCATCCCGAGGTCCATGGCAGTGAGTCCGAACACGGCGCAGATCTTCCGCACGAGGTACATCTGCCATTCGAGAAACTGCATGTCCCGGTTGGAGTGCGGGTTGAACGGGATGAACTTGGCGTTCTTCGTCCCACCAACGAACGCCATTGCTCCACGGCCCGCTACCTCACCTTGCCAGTACGCCTTGAAGGCGTCGACCTGCTCGGCCCGGGCTCCCTCGCCCAGATCGAGCATCCCGTCAGGTGCGGCATTCGTCACCTGTCGGTTGTTGTAGGTGTGGCCGCTCAGCTCGGCTTCGATGGTGTTCTTGAGAACTTCAAGCTTGGAAAGACCAACCACGCGGTAGGTCGACGGGTTCTCCATCATGTAGACCATGTCCGCATTCTTGAAGCGGCCACGCTCGTAGAGATCCGGGTACCAGTAGTACCGGGTCTCATCTGGATCTGTCCCGTCCCAATACCTGTTGACGCGGATCGTTGCCCCGTCAACGGGATGGAGGTAGACGAGGTCGCCACGAAGGGTGCGTTCCTTCTCGATGACCCCGGCGTCGAGGACGAGGATGTCCTCGATGATCGGTTCGATGAACGTACGGAACGAGTTCGCCGACGGGCTCGGTAGAGTGAGCTGCCGCTTGATCCTCTGACGAAGCTGCTCGCTCGGGTCCGCGAGCTGTGGGTCGTTCTTCACGATGTCCCACTCGCTCTGGCTCACCTGCGACTTGCGAACGTCGATGGCGGCCCTGACCCATTCAGACCCCTCTGCCCAGCGGCGATACATCCGGGCGCGCGGCTTTCCAACGCGTCCCCTGTCGCCAAGCGTGTACGTCCCGCCCTGATTGGAGATGATCGACGCCGTGCTGTTCTGCGGGATCTCCTTGGGGCTGGTCCGGAATGCCTTGGCGACGAAGTCGCCTACGGCGCTCATTGCTCGGCCTCTGTGAAGTGCTTCTGAACGACGCCCGCGTACGCGCCATTGACGAAGTCGACGGTCATCCGCTGGTTCACCTTGTCGACCGCTTCCGAGTACGTGTACCTGACGGTGTCCATGCCGGACATCATGTCCACGAGGTGCGGCGGAACCGTCCGCCGTCCATCCCGGAAGGGAAGCTCGTATGGGTCTAGCGGCGCGTCGCTCTTCTTCCGGCTTGATCCCGGAAACACGAGCGGCATGGTCACCTCCGTACCGATCCGAAGAAGAAGCCGCCCCCACCAAGGTCCATTGAGAACCCGAGCGCGTCGATCATGTCGTCATGGCCCTTGGGGAAGCTGAGCTGTTCGCGCTCGAAGTCGCTACCTTCGAGAGAGCTGTGATGGAAAACCTTGTGGGCCTCGTACTTGGCGGCCACCGCGCGCGCACGCGTGACCTTGTCTACGTCCGACTTGCGGCCCTCGATCGGAATGCGTGGGTAGTCTCGCATGACCTCTTGGATCAGCGTGGACTGGAACTGGTTCGACTCGCAGATGACGAGACCCATCGTCGGGTAGGCCATGTGGCCGTCGTTGATGAACTCGGCGTGGTGGGTTTCACGCTTGTCTCGGTAGACCGAGAGCACGTAGAAGTCCCCGTTGTCGTTGTCCTCTGCGGAGATGACCCGGGCCGTGAAGTCAGCGCGCTCCTTCTCGGATGACGCGAGGTCGATCCCCATGCGGATCGTGTAGGAACGTCCTTCGGGAAGGACGTTGAAGTATTGGAAGTTCCTCTTCAGGAAGACGTTGCCCGTCATCAGCCCGCTGATGTCGTTCTGGTACGAGCAGCTGAAGAGCGCCGTCCCCATCGCGACTCGCTCCTCGTGGAGCTTCTCGATGGGCCAGTAGCTAGGCCAGTACGAGAACTCGTCTCCGTTCTCGTCGGTCTGGATGGCGGGAATGACCAGATGCTTCCACCCTCGCCCGCCCTTCTCGACTGGATCGGTGAGGTGCTGGTACAGGTCGTCCTCGGCCCATCTGGTCCCGAGGATGATGATGATGCCGCCCGGAACGAGGCAAGGTCGGAGGGTCTTCCAGAACCACGTCTCGACCTTCTCGCGCGCCTCCGTCGTAATGGTGTTCTCTTCATCGAGGATGTCATCGCAGATGATGACATCGAACCGCTTGCTGATGATCGCGCCGCCAGCGCCAGCGGAGTAGAGCGTCACGTCCTTGCTGCCAGCCCACCGCGAGTCCGCCCTGAGCCACTCGACGTCTGTCCACTTCTGGGCTGACTTGAGGTTCCCGAACAGCTCGTGCTGCTGGGTGTTCGCTTCGAGCGTGTACCTGATCGCTCGGCTGAAGTCGTTCGCCTGCTTCGCCGTGTTGGAGATCAGGCCGATCCTGATGTCCTTGTCGGTGCTGATCTTGTGCGCGAGCTTGATCGTGTTGCCCCACGTGGTCTTG